ATAGTTCTGATGCTCGGAAGAACCAAAATCAATCCTAATCATGCGATTCATTCTTGGTACATAAATCGTATAACGCTTTCCCATCACTTTGGATGGATATAATGTCAAGGGTGTCATCTATTATAATATTAAATAAAATACTATAGTATATGCCATACAGTTTGTTTCATACCGGTCACGGATACAAAGTCCGTTCCATTCACGGCAGAGTTCTTTCCAAGAAGCCTCTTTCATTAGAGGAAGCCAAGAAGCAACGAACCGCTGTTCAATTGTCCGAGTTGAGATCAATGGGACGGATGCCACCCAGAAAATAAAAATCGGAGTCGCCTCCTTTTTTTATTTGTTTTATTGTTTCGGTTTTATTCTTATTTCGCATAGCACTTCATACAGATGGTTTCGCTCACGTCCTTGGTATGGAATCCCTTGTTATAGCAATCGCTCAGTTCCACATTGGTGTAGCATTTGTCGCAGAGAACGGTCGTGGATTCCTCCTCGTCATTGTCGCTGTCCTCTTCCTTAAGATGAAAGATGGCATCGACTATTTCTTCCACATTGGTTTCCTCAAAGATGGCGAGTCCAAGGAGTGCTCGGTTGAAGGATGATTCAGTGTACATCGTCAGGTTGTGGAGCATGGAGTGGCGCTGTGCCACTCGCATCAGATCAAGGAGTCCATAGGAAGCCAACGCTTCCGCAATCTTATCGTCGTCCTCATCAGGCTGGCAATTCGCCTCCTCCATTGCCAGCTCAAAGATGGAGTCCTCGATCATTCTGGAGATGGAGCGACTGTCACCAATCGCATCTGTGTATTGCTCAACCAGCGAGGCGTGGAATTGTTCGATCAGGTTCACAAAGTAGTCGTTCATGATTATCGTGTGCGGTCTTCCATATCAACTTTTTTTCCAATCAAATTTTATTTGGAGTTTTTAAAATAAATAATGAGCGTACTATATTTCCCCTGTGATAAGGACACTTTATATGTAATGTAATGTCCTTAATGCATTTTCAGAAATAGCCCGAAATAAATTTGACGAGAAATAAAATTGAAATGGAAGCCGCACACAAACAAAGCCGCACACGATGGAAGGATTTAACATGGAGGACTGGGAGGTGATTCACGAGATGGAAAGCCCAGAAGGAGTTCCCTACAAACAAATAGAATACAAATACTGTGAAGGACAAAAAGGAATGATTGGATGGTACTGGACACCTGAGAACATATGGTTCGAGGTATGGTACGATGGGTATTTTATAGAGGGAGGATTAACGCTGGATCAGGCGATGAACTATGACATGGAACAGTGCTTGGAATAAACTATAAAAAGAAAACTGAAAAAATAAATTTGACGGGGGCAACCCTGTCTTTTTATTATGATCCGATCACAGAATGCCATCAGAATACTATCTCGCAAATCGTGAAAGAATATTAGCACAACAAAGGGAGCTTTATGCTGATAGAAAAGCATATCATCAGAGAATACGAGAGCAATCATTGGCACTGCTCAGAGAGAAGCGAGCATCGATGAAGGCAGCTCGAGATGCCAAAAAAGCCGCCAAAATCCAAAGACCGGTCTAGTCCGGTCTTCTCCCAGCATACTTTTTACTACAATAAGCGACTCTTTCTGAAAGGTGGTAGTCGTAGCCATATTATAATAATGTAGAGCCTTTATTTATTTATTTTTTATTCCAAAAGTTCTATAGATTGAAAATTAATTTTAGGATAGATTTAGAAATGAGAAATTATTTAAATAGAGGCTCTACCTTGTTATAATATGAAAATGGATAGGGGGGTTCAGAATGAGTCGTTAAGGACGGCAAAAAATGAGTCGGCTCAGACCGGACTAGACCGGTCTTTGGATTTTGGGAGGTTCAGATCCTCCGGTGCGATGGAGCACATCCGACCGCCATCCAACTCTCCGGACTACGGTGCGTCGCAGAGCCTAAATAATTATCTCTCTAGAGGGTATAGAAGAATGGCATCCTACACCCTCAACGACCACGTCCGCAACTCCACCGCAATGACCGACTCTGATGACTCCAAATCTAACACATCTACTGTTTCATCAGCCCGTGTCGCCGAATCCTGCCCCTGCTGCCAGAAAGAGATTCAAGCACGCTTTTTGTTTAACCATCTGCGCAAACTGCATCCTGAGTATGTGAAGTCAATGTATGGGGTGTGGAAGGACGACCAGATGGACGAACTCATCAAGTACAACGCACCCTTCCCCATTGAGTGGGTGGAAAAGGACGACTTCGATGATGATGTGACAAAGACCCTGTGGGGTTGCCTGGGATGCAACAATACCTACACGACCCAGAACAATGCTGCAAAGCATTGCCTTGGAAAGTGTAAGAAAGACCACAATGCGCAGCTGCGTCGTATCAAGAAGGAAGAACAACAAGATAAGGCGAAGCGTGAAGAGAAGGTGAGCGCTGAGCGCAAGCGATGGATTAATCGCACTGCCCAGCAAGTATTTTTGTGCGTCCAGCAGGACTTGGCATACTTCGATAAGAAGTGGACGGAGGTCGGTGCAAAAGTATCACGCTACCTGTGTGCGCTCAAGCATGATAGTCCGCAAGACTACATCTTCTTTCCAGCGACTCACCCCACATACGAAGATGATAAGAAGAAGATGGAAGCATTGGAAATGAAGATCGATAAGGAGATGACAGCCTGGAAACGGAAGTATGAAGACATCCTCCCACTGCTGTGGGGAGCAACCGATCTGATTTCACACACAGCATATGAAGAACTGGAGAAGATGATTACGATTGGATACCCAGAATACAAGTTCTAATAATTCGTGATGATGGCTTCAGTCACTGTTTTAAAATTACCACCCATCGTGTATTTCGTCTGAATCGTTCCAATATGGAATCCTTTAAAGACACGGCGCACATTGGGTGAATCATTCATACTCACCATAAACTTACCTTTGATGCTATGAAGCAATCGTGCCATTGCATCCAAGTCAAAGGCATGATGCTTATAATGCCCGCTGGTAGACTCCTCATAGGGAGGGTCAAAGTAAAAGAATGTATTGCTACTATCAAATCGTCGCACTACATTTTTGTAATCCTGATTCAAGATAATCACACCTTTCAAGCGCCCCTCAAACTTTGTAAAATCCAGTTCAGGGTCAGATCGAGAGGGCGCATAATTCTTACCCATGCCTGAAAAGCTGATACGATTCATAACCAGATTGCGAATGCAACGACCCTTCAAGGTAGACGGCTTGGAATCACGGATATGCTCAAAATCTTGTTTGGTATAATGCTTGCGCAATGTCCCATCAATCTCTTCTCCGTACTGTTGTAATCCCTTGTGAACCTGATAGACAAAGGAATCAAGATCATTTATCACTTCTTTGGTGCTTGGCTCTTTCTCATAAAACAAAGCGCCAGACCCTACAAAGGGTTCAACATAGGTCATCTCTTCATATCCTTTAGGGAAACGAGAAACAAGGCGCTCTTTAAGGAGGTGCTTCCCTCCCATTCTTGTAATCGGACAACGCATTATACTAAGTAGTAGAGAAAAAAATGGATTCTTTTCTCTCTCTATAGCAAATGACGGATCTCTCCAAGTTGTTCAAGGCACACGACCACGACGAGATCGACAAAACAGCACCGGTCCTCAAGGGCACCAAAGCAGCACAGATGATGATCGTTGGAAGCAAGAGATCTGGGAAGAGCAGCTTGATCCTAAGTCTTTTAAGTAGTCCCAAGCTCTACAAAGGATACTTCCATAACATCTATATGATCTCACCGAGTGTATCCGATGGGAAGATGATTCCACTAATCAGGGAATTGGAAGGACAGGGTAAATTCTATAAAGAACTGAATGAAGGGAACATTACAAAGATCTTAAATGAGATCAAAGCCGAACAGGATATGATCAAAGCCAAAGAGAAGAAGACCAAAAAGAAATTGCCTCCGATCTACAATTTATTGATCTTGGATGATGTCATGGCTGATCTGCCTCGATCATTTAAAAAGAATGTCATCACCAGCCTCTTTATGAATGCTCGTCACTATTCGCTCAGTACAATGATCGTTTCCCAAGTGTACAAAGGTGTCCCCGCACAAGTTCGGAAGCAGACAGATATTATTTATACGTTCCCAGTCGTCAAGAAGGAGAAAGAGGCGATGTGCGAAGATTGGGATGTACCACAAGAAGTCTTTGATGTAGCCTTTCAAGATGAGAGCGACCATCCTTTCCTCACTATCAATGTGGTGAGCAAAGCTCACCCCACATTCTTCCGCAAAATGACACGCATCGAGATGACAAGTGATTCAGATGAAGAATAATTATCTACGGACTAAATATAATGCTCTACCAGTTCCCTGTGTATTGGGATGACATCTCAGCCTACTCGGCATCTACTTCGCTCACCGAAATCACCATCACTCAAGACATCAACTTGTATGGAGGACCATATGCCTGTAAAGTGGTAGGCTTCACATGGGCGGACAACTTGGCGGCTGCGGTGGATGCCTCCAACTTCACCGTCATCAATCTCAAGTCTTCTAAGTTCGTCTTCCCCGCACAATCTCGTCAAAACCTGTTATTTATCAATCGCACGGAACATACCCAGCCGTGGATTGATGGTGAACTGGAATTTCGCATTGACGCCATTGCAGGAGATATTGATCTCACACTGACTGTTAAACAGTTCAATAGCAATCGCACGACAAACACTGGTGCGACCTGGTCGGCGTCTGGATTCATTGCGATGATCCTTACACTGGACATTCAGCCCCTGGAAGACAAGCGTATCTCCTTTGCGTCA